AAACACCTACACACACCGTAATTGTGCTTCATAATGCGGTGATGTTTCATATTGCACTTTTATATATGGATTTGTTTTTACTAAATACCGTATATGATTAGCAATATCCTTTGCTTTATGATATTTATGATAATATGCTGATATGAAATAGCTCATTAGTATAGAAAAATACGTATTGTATTCAATTTTTACATGATAATGTTCAATCTCATGTAATAATTTCTCACAGCAATCATAGCAATCTTGGTTATATCCAAAATTTAACATTTTAATTATTATATTATTATCTATGTAATAATAACCTATAGTTGGTCTAATAAAATTATTCAAAATCGTTTTATAATCGCCATAGCTTCTTTCTATGCTATCATAAAATTCGTCCAAGATTTCCAGAAATAACATTTCTTCACCATGTCCATACCCCATATTTATAGTTTCAATTGCGATTTCACTTAATCTATTCAAAATTGGTTTGCCTATTTTCATGCTGGTTGTAAATAAACAACCACATACGAGCCATTGATATTTTGAATAATATTCCCGTTTATGTTCTGGATTTTTATATTTTTTATCACATGAATGCATAACTTGAATATGAAATTTTTCGGTTATATTTTCCAAGACATACAGTAATTTATTATTTTCATAATTTGTGCAAATCTTGGAAAACTGGGGTCCGACATTCGCATCTATCCATCCAAATTTGCTTGTATTAAATGGGTTTGTATTCATTGTTTTCAATACAAAATCGGGTTTACTAATATTTAATATATGGGTTTCGGCGCATATTTGGGCATCTTTCGTTGGATGATATTTTTCACGGTTTTCTTTAACTGTGTCCAAATATTTGTATTTCGGCAAAAATCGCATCTCCAAAATAGTATAGTGGGTTAATTCAGACAAATTACATGAACTGCGAATAGATTTTATTTGTTCAATGCACGTATTATCAGTAAATATATGCAAATAGCACGGGACTTCTAATAATGGCTGCATATTATTAACCGTTTCAATTGACCTTGATGCATTATTATATGGGGTTAGGTCAAAACATGCAGTGGTTAATGTGCAATCTGGAATCATAATATATTATTTTTATTGAGTTATATATTATGATTTTGTAACGTATAATTGTGATATTTGTAATTGTGATATTTGTAATTGTGATATTTGTAATTCATTTGTGATTTTTGTAATTTGCTAAATACATATTTGTATAGTTACCACTTATTTGAATAATATCATAGTTTAAATTTTTTAGATATTGAAATAATTCAGTATTCGTATTATTTGATTCAAATAGAATGGTAGGATAATTTGACCGCTGTAATGTATCTTGGGCACCTTGTAATACAAACAATTCATTTTCTTCCACATCCATTTTTATAAACCCGATATTATCATAATAAAAACTATCAAGTGTTCTTATTTGGATTTCTTCGGTTGCTAGAATTTGGTTGGCGTTTTGATGAAGCGTTGACCCACCTCCATCTAAACTAACTATATTTAATATTTTGGTGCCGGTTTGTTCATCCGACCCTAGACCATAATTGATACATGTAACATTTGTGATATTAGATAATGCGATACTACCACATAGCGAATAATACGTCATTTTTTGTGGTTCAAATGCATATATATGTTTACAATCATCCGCGAGACTGATTGAATATGTCCCGCTATGTGCACCAATATCTAACATATTCTTATCTTTACTGCAAAATTGCTTGGCCCATTCAATCAAATCTTTTTCAAATAGTCCATTTGTTATATAATAACTCATGTTGGATTGTGGTAAAATATATGTCCGTGCATTCAAAAACGTCATTTGGTTATCGGCATCATGTGTGATTGGTTTATTCGTCGGCTTGGTCAAGATAAAATATTTGCACGACATTATATGATTTATTATATGCGATTCTTTATTTTGATTTTTGTCTATATAGATTGTAATATACTGTAATCTTTTTGTAAAATGGACGTTGAAGAATTTGATGATAATAATAATGAATCATTGCATCATATCAAAATAAATATCCATGCTAACGCGAATATTGACCAAGATATTCAAAAAGAAATCAATTTAGTGAATTATACGGGTTCTAGTATAAATACATTGACCATTGCTACTGGGTCAAATATTGTGGTAGATAATGATTCTTATCATAGTCTAAGTAGTCATAATTTGGGGCATAATCTTGGGCATAATAATAGTCGTAATAATAGTCCTATTACTATTTCCGACTCTAACAATAATTCGGCCAATAATTCGGCCAGTGATATTAGTGATGATGATAGTCAGAGCGAAACAGAACGTAATGATATTAAAAATGAACGGATTTCAATAGATAGTAATAATAAATGTTTCAAGAAGTTTTCATATAATGATATTGAAAAATCATTGAATAAATATTACGATAAAGAGTCCAAATATTCAAGTGAATTAGATATTTTGATTACTTATTTGAATGGTCAGAAATTCTTATATACACATGCTAAGAATGTGACTCAGCAAAAATTGAATTTATTGATGATTCCTTCACTCATTATGAGTACGGCGATTGCGATTTTCGCCCCTGTATTGCAGTGTAATTATATTAATGGTATTATTATAGCGGGATTGAATGCTTTTATAGCATTTATTTTATCATTGTTGAATTATTTGAAATTGGAGGCATCAGTGGAGATGTATTTGCATGTGGCGAATCAATATGATAAATTGGAAACATCTTTGGAAATTGCGAGTAATAAATTGTTGTTTATTGAGAATGGAATAGACCAAGATAAAATGGTTCTTGGGAAAATCAAGGAATTTGAGAAACAATTGAATGAAATCAAAGATTCATGCACTATTTTGATACCCGTTGAAATTAAACAGCGGTTTCCGATTATTTGTTATATCAATATTTTTTCCTTTATTAAAAAAATGGAAATGTATAAGAAAAATTTGATTGTGAAATTCAAAGACGTGAAGAATGAAATACGATATATTTTGTATAAATGGCGGACTCAATCGGTGGGCTATTCTGATGCTACAATAGAATATTTATTGGCTGAAAAAGAAAAAGAAAAGCGACGCTTGGATTATTTATATGGATTAAAAGAAACGATTAAAGATGAACTGGTTCATTACAAAAATGCATATAATTATATTGATGAATTATTTACACGGGAAATTAAACTGGCTGAAACTAATAAATATTTTTGGCCATTGTGTTTATTTTGTCCAAGTCCCAAGCCCAAATTTGATACATGTAATCCAATTATAGATAAGTATTTGAAATTTATCTTTATGGATTAAAGACCGAACATTTCCAGAACCACGGTCCATTATATATGATATTCACGGGTAGTTTTGATTGTAATCGGGTTTGGATATATTCGGCAGTCGTTGTTTCATTCCATTGAATCGTGATGGCGACTCGTTTATATTCGGGGGTTTTATGTGATATATTTTCGGTAATCTTGGTAATTTCACCGATTTTCAATGTAGAAAATACATTGAAAATCTCTTTTTTTGATATTTTGGCGTCCATTCGGGGGATGCATATGATTGGTCTATGAGACATATTATTCGTTGAGTAGGTTGGTTATTATGTGATGATATAGTATTATTTATGTTCAATTTTATAGGCTTCAACCGGCTTCATTGGTGTATATATTTTTTCAATTCACTAATACCGATATCTAATAAGTTACGACTACTTTGTATATTTAAATGACCTTGATTGTAATTGCAACTATCACAAAGTAAAAATATTTTTTTAACATTTGCTAGTGTATATGAATTGAATATACCGGGAACAACTCCCGTATTTACACCAATAATCACTTTACATCGGGTTGATAATGCCGCTATATCTTTTAAACTTAACTGATGGTCTAATGTGCATTTTATTCCATCAACTTTCAGGGTTGTTATAATGTTGAAAAAATGGTCATCTAAATTATTAATATAATTAGACCATAAGTTTTTATCAAGTATATATTGAGTAGAGCATGGTTCAGAATTGATTACTAATATATCAATATCTTTGCACGATTCGGGTAATTTATTGTAGCGACTCAATAAATCAGGGTCTGTATATTCTAATTTATTTATTTTAATTGGTATGTTTATTTTTTCTAATACTTTACTAAAATATAATTTTAAATAATCATCATGCGGCATTTTATCTTCGTATGCGGGCCAAGAACATAAAGCATGATAATCACACCCTAGTTCATTATTTGCTATCCATATATTTAAAGCATTTTCTGGTTTTTCAGTTAGACTGAATATTTTTACATTATCGCATGGGATAAATTCGCATACTTGGTTATATTGGTTTAACCAATTCGTATTTATATAATAATGAATTATAATATTATTTGCGATTAAATAATCTTTTATATTGTAAAACATAATACAGCTGAAAATATTATCACCCATATGAAATTCATTATATAAATGAATTATAGGATTTGAAGTCATTTTATTAGGATATGTATAATTCATCTTCATGTTTCTTTATATTATTATTTGTTATTTTATTTACTATGAGTGATGTGCTCTTATTTTCAATATAATTAAATAATAAAACATTATCGGCATATTCACGACCAGCAAGGTCTTCTATTACATAATCTCCACCTTTTACTAGTAGGCTTGGACATATTAGTTTCAAAATGGGTTCCGGTGTATCTGTATTGAATACAACAATATAATCTATGAAATCTAGATTGGATAATAATTCAAGTCGCTCACCAATATTATTAATGGGTCTACTAGGTCCTTTGAGACGCTTTATAGATTCATCACCATTTAATCCTACTATTAATATATCACCTTGTTTCTTGGAAAATTTCAATAATTTAAGATGTGCTGAATGGATAATATCAAAACATCCATTTGTAAAGACGGTTTTATTTGTTTGTTTTAATAATTGTAACTTTAACAGCTGGTTCGGTTCATAATCATATATAATTTTCTGGGGCTTTATTGTAGCATAATATTCGTCAATGTCTGTCGGACTTACTTGATAATTGCCCATGGTTTCCACACTTTTTCCACATATATAATTCGCGATTTTTCCGGCTAATATCATGTCCTTTTCTATCAAATAAATGTGGGTTAAAATACATAAGGCCATATCTCCGGCACCGGTTACATCAATAACGTTTATGTTTTTATTAGTATGTGTTAGATGGTTATTGATATCATCTATATATAGTCCATTTTCACCACATGTTAGCACGGTATGTTTACTATTGATTTGCTCTTTTATAAATTGCAAAATCTTGGCGATTTCATTTGGTTTATTATTAGATATGGTTGAACCTTCTAATAAATTCGGTTTGAAGCAAAAACAATTGCGATATTTTTGATAGTCTTTTATTTTGGGGTCGGCAAAGGTGTATATATTATTAGCATTAGCGTATTGAATTATATTTTTACACAATGATATGGGTAAACATCCTTTATTATAATCCGAAAATACGATTGCATCTATCTTGGTTTTTTGTTGAATATAATTGAATATCTGGTCTTGGACGCTTTGTTCAATATAATCGTTTGACTCAATATCATATCTGGTAATTATTTTATCATTATGAATGATTCGGGTTTTAACTGTTGTATTTCGGTCTAGTATATTAAAAAGCATATGTTTAATATTTTGATTATTCAACAAGTTTTTGATTTTATTATTTATACTTGATTGAATTCTATCTTCTTCTTCTTGGTCGTTTCCTTGGCCGTTTCCTTGGCCGTTTCCTTGGCCGTTTCTTTGGCCGTTTCCTTGGTCGTTTCCTTGGCCGTTTCCTTGGCCGTTTCCTTGGCCGTTTCCTTGGCCGTTTCCTTGGCCGTTTCCTTGGCCGTTTCCTTGGCCGTTTCCTTGGCCGTTTCCTTTGC